AGAGGTGTCAGATATCGCCAAGGCGTTTAATGAGGCTTTTGAAAACAATGATATCGAGGGGACGATATCGAGGGTTGAGGCATTGGTGAAAAATGCGGCGGGAGCGTTTCTTTCTTATAAAACAGCTATTTTGTTGGTTCAAGTGGCGCAACGATCTTATATCAAGACATCAGCTTTGAGCAGACTGGCGACGATTCAGCATACGACCGCAACCGCGCTGCTTACAGGTGCTTTGAAAAAACAGGCTGTCGCAATGTTGGCCGCCGGAAAAGCTGCCCTTGCGAATCCGTATGTCTTGGCCGTGGCGGGTGTTACGGCCCTTGGGTATGCGATCTTCAAGCTCGCGACACAGGCGACGGCATCAGAGAAGGCGTTGGATTCCCATAACAAGAGGGTCGCAGAGATGAAGGACTGGATAGAAGGCATGAGATCTCAAACGGATGAACTATTGAATGCTTTGCGCGACGATAACAAGTCCATGTTACAGAAAGTGGAGGCATACGAGAAATTACAAGCCCTCTATCCGGATGAACTGAAAAATCTATCCTTGCAAAAGTTCATGTTGATGGATATGACGGAGGCTAATAAGATGCTTTCTAAATCGATAGATGAGCGAACCATGGCCCAACAGCGCGCTACCGTAAACTCCATAGAGGATGAAATTGCAAAAAATAACCATCGAATCTCCCAGCTAGACAAGAAAAGTTGGATTGATACCAGCTTTTCAGAGGCATTTGAGTTACGTCGTTTACGAAAACGGAACGAGCAGTTGAAGATTGAGCATGATAAAGCGGTTGAGATAGTCGTACAAGGATTGAAGGCTCGTACGAAGGCGGAGGCGTTAGCTAGTAGCCAACAAGAGGAGGAAAAGGCGAAAATAGCTACACCTATTGATAAAAAGGAACTAGAAAAGCGAAAAAAGCTTCAAGACGAACTCCTATCCCTCCGCCGGCAGAACCAGCAATCCGAGATCGATCTGATGAAAGAAGGCTCCGCAAAGAAGATCGCCCAGATAAACCTAGACTATGACAATGAGATCGCCGCCATACTTACCAAGGAAAAAGAGTGGAAAGACGCTCAAGGCGGCAAACTGACTAAGGAACAGACCGTGGAGATTCGTACAGCCTTGGTGAACTCATACGTCAAACGGGAGCGATCGACCTCTAATGTGAGTAAGGAACAACTGGAGGAGGAGAAACGTGCCATGAACGAGTATCTGAAAGAATACGGTTCTTATCTTGATAAGAGAGATGCTATCACGGCTCTTTATAACGAGAAGATAGCCAAGGCTACGACGGAAGGAGAACGGCTTTCTCTTGCGGAAGGTATGAAAGAGGAATTGGCAGACGTGGATAATGAAGCCCAAAAGAGCACCTCCATCATCACCCGGTTGTTTGATGATATGAGTAAAAGGAATATCACCTCTATTCGTGCAATTGCGGATGAAGCGGAAAAATTCTTGTCTTTTCTTGAAAGAGGGGAATATTCCTCTGATAATTCATTTGGTATTACCAAAGAACAGTTTGATGTGCTTCGTAAATCTCCGGATCAGTTGAAGGCTATCAAAGATGAAATAGCCAACGTTCGCCTTGAAGCTGACCAAATGGAAACCTCTTTTAATAAAGTGTCAAATGGCCTGAAAAAAGTATTTACCTCAGAAAATGATGCTAAGAAGTTAAAAGAGGGTTTGGCGGAAATAGGAGAGGGCATGAATGAGATCATGCAGGCCGGACAGTCCCTTTCTGATACGTTTTCGAAGCTCGGAGATTCGTTCGGTGGTGTATTCGGCGGGATAGCCGAAGGCTTCAGTGTGGCTATGGACACTGTAAGTTCTGCAATGAACGGTGCGAAAGCCGGTTCCATGTTCGGACCGATTGGTGCGTCTGCCGGTGCTGCCATTGGCGTAGTTACCTCTTTGGCTGGTGCCATCGCCAAAATCCATGACAAGAAGAACGAGAAACGTATCCAGCGGTTGCAGGATCAAATTGATACATTGGATAAATCTTACGGTAAGTTGGACAAGTCAATCGAGAAGGCCTATTCAAAGGATGCTTCCAAAATGATTGAGCAGAACAACAAGTTGCTGGAGCAACAGAAGATCCTTATCCAGCAACAGATCAGAGAGGAACAGGACAAGAAGAAAACCGACAATGACCGTATCAAGGAGTGGCGGGACCAGATAGACGAGATCAATAACACCATAGCGGATAACAAGGAGGCCGGCAAGGACGCCATTTTCGGTAGTGACATAAAATCGGCGATCGACGATTTCGCCAACGCTTACGCCGACGCGTGGGCCGCCGGGGAGGACAAGGCGCGATCGGCCAAGGATCTCGTGAGGAAGATGATAAGGAACATGGTCACGGAGTCGATCAAGGCCGCCGCATCCGATCCCATGAAAGAGATCCGGGAGAAGCTGCTCGAGTTCTGGTCCGACGATTATATCAGCGACTGGGAACAGGATTATCTGGATCGGAAGGCGCAGGAGCTGGCCGACGACCTCGACCGTAAGTTTGGTTGGGCCGACAAATATTTCAATACCGGTAATGCGGTAGAGGAGGACGACGGGCGTACGGCCTCGTCCAAAGGTGTTGGTTCCATCTCCCAGGACTCCGCGGATGTTATAGACGGTAAGATGTCGACCCAACTTATATTTTTAGATAGGACGTTGGTGCAAGTGACGGGTATAGCCGACCAGATGCGCTTCATCTACGACCTCCAGACAAGGGGCTGGAAGAACGTGGAGGCGATCAAGGACCTGTCCGGGAAGGTGTCGGAGAACACGGCCAAGGTAGCGGAGATCTCCGGACGTATAGAGGCCCTATCCGAGAAGATAGAGGCCAATACCAAGTCGGCGGCCTCCGGTATAAAGACTATTAACGACAAGGGGATATTAATGAGATCAAGATAATGATGGAGACGGTTAACGACATAATCAAATCGGCCCTCTCGCTCGGGGCATGCAGTGGTTCTAACGGGGTGACGGACTGGAGAAGCCTCGTGTGGCTGTTCTTCAGCCCGCAGGGGCGTGAGTTTTGCGCGGAGAATGATTTCCCGTCGTTAGACATGTTCCGTGGCATGGCCGGTCACGTGATGCCCTACGGGGTGTACGTTGACTCCGGCCACGTGTACGTAACCAATCCCGGCAATATCGCCGTGATAGGTGATACGGATGCGGTGATAACGATAGACGATAACGAGCGTGTTCACAAGGTGATCCTCATGCACGGCGGCAAGGCTAGGGTCGTGGCGAGCGACTACGCCGTGATCCTGCTGGTGAATATCGGGGGAGAGGTTGAGATAAACAAGGATGATACTGTGGTGATATTATGAGGGATGAGTTATACATAGACGGCAAGGACGCCTACACCGATTTCGGCGTATGGATCACGGAGGGAGGTTACGACGGCCTCCTGCCTTTCCCCGAGCTGGTGGAGCCGGACAGGAACGACTGGCCGGACGAGGACGGCATAGAGCCGGACCTGGAAAAGCCCACCTTGAAACCACGGGAGCTCAACATCACGTTCGTCCGCAGCGTGGACGGAAGATCCGCCGGCGCTCTCGTTGAGCACCTATCGAAGTCCGGGTATCACCTCTTCCGTATCCCCTCGCTGGGCAGGGAGTGGAGCTTGCGACTCATCCAGAGCCCGGCATATGAGGATTGGGACACGTTGGAGGCCTTCACGTTACGGTTCGCCGAGGATCAGCCCGTAAGACCCTCGTCCGTGGCGATCCCGGAGGGTAGAGCGTATGTTCCTCCATCCGAGTACGAGCTGGACGGCGTACCCTTGGATCGATACGGCGTGATGGTGACGGAGGGCCGGGACGAGATCATGAGATCTCCGACCGTGAAGACTAACCTGTCCCGTACGGTACTGGACGTTGACGGTAGGATCTACGATGCCGGCAAGGTGGTGTATAATAGCAAGGAGGTCACTCTTAAATGCTGTCTCATCGCCGGCTCAATGACGACATTCTGGAGTTGTTACGACGCCCTGTTGGATGCCTTGATCCAGCCGGGCGAGCGTTCGCTGTACGTGGATTACAACGTGGAGGAATACCCCTGCTACTACAAGAGGACGTCCGGCTGGAAGCTTGAGAGCCTCCGGGGGCGTATGGTGGTGACATTCAACCTCACGCTGGAGTTCACGGTGTTCCGGATGGATGGTATCGATTACCTGCTGGCTACCGAGGCCGGGGAACTGGTGGTCACGGAGGATGGGGAGTATTACATAGACTTGAACATATATGCCGATTAAGAAAAAGAAAATATCAGAACTCACGCTGGCTGACAGCCTTACCGGTCTGTACACGATCGGTTGCAAGATCATAGACGGCATACAAACCAGCGTGAAGGTGAGCCTCGGAACCATCCAGACGGCTTACGAGAACATGCTCACGGAGATCTCCAACGCCCGTGCCGCCACTAAGGCGGCCAATACGGCGG